CTTTCAAGAGAAGTTAATCGCTACTGCGAAAACTTTGTAAACAAGGGTCGTGCTCTTGGCGAACTCGGTCACCCTGATGGTCCTACTGTCAACCTTGACCGTGTTTCACACAAGATTACTTCTCTCGTCCAAGAAGGTAACAACTTCAAAGGAAAGGCACAGATTCTTTCTACCCCTATGGGTAAGATTGCATCTTCTCTCCTTGATGAAGGTGTAATGCTTGGCGTTTCTTCTCGTGGTGTTGGTTCACTTCAAACCACAAGCGAAGGTCATAAAGTTGTCGGTGAAGATTTTCAGTTAGCAACTGCTGCTGATATCGTTGCCGATCCTTCTGCTCCTGATGCTTTTGTCAATGGAATCATGGAAGGAAAAGAGTGGGTTTGGGAAGGTGGTATCCTTCGTGAGCAACTCGCAGAGAGAACTCAAAAGAGAATTAACACTCTTGTAGACCAGAGAATGTTGGAGGAGCATAAGTTGCAACTCTTTAATGATTTCCTATCAAATCTCTGATTTATAAATAAATATAGATTATACCAAAGTTAATCAAAGAAAAATGTCCGCTGATAGCAACTTACAGGAAATGGAAAACGTAGTAACACAAAACGCTGCGCCTGCTGAACCAATGCAAGCGAACGGGATTCCTTATGAGGATCTCGGTGGTCCTACCCCCGAGAACTCAAGACCCGACGACGACTCCAACAAACTGGAGACTCCAGGCAAGACCCTTGCTCAGGTCAAAAATGTTGTCAACGCCAAGGCTGTTAAGGCTGAGGAAGTTGAGGCTGATGAAGAGCAAGAAGTCGTTGCTGAAGAAGAGACTACCGAAGAGGAAGTTGTTTCCGAAGAGGAAGTAACTGAAGAGGAAGTCGTTACCGAAGAGGAAGAACCCGAGTTCAGCATCGAAGAAGATGTACAAGCACTCTTCCAAGGTGAAGAGCTTTCTGAGGAGTTCCAAGAGAAAGCACGCACTATTTTCGAAGCTGCTATCAGCACGAAAGTTAACGAAATCAAAGAAAACCTTCAATCCGCTTACGAGACTGTTCTCGTAGAAGAGATTGAAACTATCAAAGAAGGTCTGACCGAAAGACTCGACGCATACCTTGAGTATGTTGCCGATGAGTGGATCCAAGAGAACGCTCTCGCTGTTGAGCACGGTCTTAAGACTGAAATGACCGAATCATTCCTTGCTGGAATGAAGGGTCTTTTTGAAGATCATTATGTAACCATCCCTGAAGATAGATATGATGTAATCGAGAGCATGGTAGATAAACTTGATGAAATGGAAGGTAAACTCAACGAGCAAATCGAAAGAAACGTTGCTCTAAACAGAAGATTAGCAGAATCAGTTGCTGACGTAATTTTTGCCGAAGTTGCTGAAGGACTTGCCCTTTCTCAGAAAGACAAGCTCGCTACTCTTGCAGAAAATGTTGAGTTTGAAAGTGAGTCAGACTATCGTGAGAAGCTAGTTACCCTGAAGAAGTCATACTTCCCAGAGAACGCTAGCGCTCAAAGAGATCACTCAGAGACCATCTCTGAAGGCACCTCGGTTGCTGGTTCAACATCAGCATCACCACTAATGGAATCCTACATGGATACTCTGAGAAGAGTCGCTAAAAAGTGATTTCTAAATAATAACAGTTCAAACTAAACTTTTTAAAAGAGGTAAAGATCAAATGCAAATGCCCCTAAACGAGCATCTGCAGGAGAAGTGGGCACCCCTTCTTGACTATGATGGTATGGATCCTATCAAGGATTCCCATCGTAGAGCAGTAACCGCTCAACTCCTGGAGAACCAAGAAATCGCTCTTCGTGAAGAGCGTGAATTCCTTCACGAATCACCAACCAACGCTGTTGGTAACGGTGGTTACACCTCCTCAGGTGGTCAGACCGTCGCTGGTTTCGATCCAGTTCTGATCTCCCTGATCCGTCGCTCAATGCCTAACCTGGTCGCTTATGACCTCGCTGGCGTTCAACCAATGAGCGGACCTACTGGACTCATCTTTGCGATGCGCTCCAAGTATAAGACTCAAG